GTCGTATGATGGAGAGTGGTTATGCTGGGATTGCGGTTGACGGTGGTGAGGTTGTTGGGGTTTTGTTGGGTGGGGTGATGCCTTTTTGGTTTTCTTCGCAATTACAGGGGTGTGAGGTTTTGTTTTACGTTCGGAGATCTGCGCGAGGTGGATTTGTTGGCAAACGTATGGTAGAAGGGTTTAAGGCTTGGTGTGAGTTGAGGGGTGCGGTACGCACTGTTTTGGCGATATCGAGTGGAGGCGACATAGATCGGAAGGGTAGATTTTTGGAGCGGATTGGGTTTGAGCCTATTGGTGGCTTGTATGCGAAGGACATGGTTTAATGGGTTTACCTGGATTTATTATAACCGCAGTTGCAGCTACTATTGCTGGTAGTGGAGGCGGTGGTGGTGGCGGCGGACAGGAAGCGGCTCCTGTAGTACCGACGCCGGATGATTTTGCGACATGGAGTGCGGCGAACGAGCCTGACGCGGATTTTAATGACCAGTTTATGCGTTATGCAACTTATTTAAGCGAGGATCGGTTTGGGTTAACGGCGGACGAGCGTGCTGCGTATATGCCAGAGTATGTTGTTTCTGATTACACGAACAGGGTTCATGCTACTGACGCGGATATGAAGAACGATGATCGTTATTTTTATGACAAGCGTATTCGTGAGGGTGTGAAGGATTTTGATTCGTGGTTATCGGGTCAGGATTCGGACATGCAGGGTGCGGGATATCAAGCTCAATATAATGCGTATAGGAATCAGGTTAATCAGACGTTGAACAACCGTCCTGATTGGATGGGTGAGGATGATTCTGCGTACAAGACGTTTAGTAATTATGATCCAGGTTTATTTGTTGCTGGTGAGGATTACGGGGATTTTGCTGGGGCGTATCGGACGCGTGACGAGGCGGACAGTGCGTTTCGGAATTACTATGCGGAGCAGATAGGGAATTTTGGTTACGGTAATTTGATTACCGACAACATGGACAACGCGGGTTATGTGGATGCGTATAACGAGGCGAAGTCGCGGAATGAATTTGGTACGTTGATTTCTGGCCTTGGTTATGGGTCTTTGGTTGATCCAAGTATGACGTCTGGTCAGTTATCTACGTTGTGGGACGAGGTACAGGAGCGTGATCGGTACAAGGGCCTATTGGACGAGATGGGCTATGAGTACGACGCGACGGATGATTCGACGAGTTTGGGTTATTTGTACAATCAGGCCCAAGCGATTGAGGACACGAAGGCCAAGTTGAAGGCTGCGGAGGATGCGTATAGCGCACTGGAGGGGACGTACACGTCTACTGTTGGTGACATGGAAGCCTTGCAGGGTGAGTTTGATACTTTGTTTGGTGACTATGGTTCGTTGACCTCGGACTATGGGGATTTGCAGGGTACATATGACACGTTGTACGGTCAGTATGGAGCTTTGGAGAAGACGTACTCGGATACGAAGGAGGCGTTGGGTGAGAAGGCTGGGGAGTATGACACGCTTAGTGGGTTGTATGACACGCTTACGTCCAACTACGGCACTTTGACCACGGATTACAACACGGCTATCGGGGATTTGAGTACGTTACAGACGAACTATGACCAGTTGGACAAGGACAAGACTGCGTTACAGGGCACTTATGACGCGTTGTTTGGCGATTATGGTGCGTTAGAGAAGGATTATGGTGCGTTGAGCGGTCAGTTTGACGCGTTGACGAGTACGCAGGCTAAGACGCAGGCGGATTTGGATGCGTCTTTGGCGGATGCACAGGGTCTTCGCAAGCAGAAGCGGATGGGTCAGGCGGTTGATTTCTTGACGGAGAGTGCGGCGGACAAGGAGGCTCGGATGGCGAGTGGGTTTGAGCCGCTTCAGGTTCCGACGCAGCAGGAGTACACGCAGGCGATGGATGCGTTGGGTCAGACGGGTCTTGATCCGAATGCGTATACGCTTGCTCCGATAGATTTCACGGGTGGGTTTGATTCGAGTGTTTTTCAATCGACGCCTATGACTGGGTTTGCTGGCCCTGATGCGTATGGTACGACGGATTACACGAATATATTTGCTGGCCCTCAGATGGGGTTGCAGCCGATGGGGTTGAACGTTGGTCAGCCGTTTAATCCGTACTTTGAAGCCTTGAATCAAGAGTACGGTGTAGATTTTGGACTTCCATCATTAGGGGGGCAGAAGTAATGGGTTTATTTGACGACATAGCAATGGGCACTGGGCTCAAGGAAAAGGACCAAGATTACTACGACCGCACGGCAGCTACGATTGAGAGAACTCAGGGGTCGGGCGCGGCGGACAGGTATCGAGAAAGAACAGCGGACGCACGGGCAGCGGCTCCTGGCGGTTCTACGTCTACTGGAAATACTGTTACCTATACGGACGAGCGGACGGGTGAGACGGGAACTACGATTAGACCCAAGTTACGACCGACGTATGTGGTTCAAAACGAGGGTGGGACGTATAGCCCTGCGACGAGAGCCTCGGACAGAACTGGGATTTTTAATACATATGAAAGTGATGGTAGTGGCGGTCCTGCTCCTGTTTCGATGGCGCAGCCTACGTTTATGGAGTCGATGGGCGGAGGAACGCTTGGTAGCATTTTGGGTTATCTCGGAGGAACGCGTTCGACGGATAGTTTAGTTAACGTTATTGACGGTAAGCCTATTTATGAGGATTCGAAAGGTCGCACGTATTCGATCAATGCATTGGGTCTTCCGTACAACACTGCGGGTAAAGACACGTTGGACGAGGACCCCGAGCAGGTAGCGCGTCGTGAGGCGATGATGGGCGGCATGGGCTCGGACGATGACGGGTCGAGCGTGATTGATGAGCTATTGGACAGCGACTCTGGGACCACGGATCCTTGTCCGGAGGGGTATGTTTACGACAGTGAGCAGATGATGTGTGTGATTGATCCGTCTACGGGTTTTACACCGGACCTTCCGACGATGGAATTACCAGACCCATCGGTGCCACTTTCAGATTATACGCAGGTTGCAAACAACTTTATACCAACCCCACTACAACCTATAGCTCCAAACCCGATTCAGCAGCAGCTATCGCGGTTAAGTCGGTCGCTGAGTGGTCCGAGACAGCAGCAACGGGCTTCGGGATTGGCGGGAGCTAATACGGGGATCATGCAGGTTAAGCCGTGAATTTACAGGCTCTTCCAGAAGAAGCATTAAAAGAGATCTTGGCGCTTACTGAAGCCAAGAAAAAGTTGGATCTTCGGGAGGAAGCCTCTGAGAAGTTCATGTCGTTTGCGCATCACGTTTATGAAAACTTCATCGAGGGGCGGCATCATCGTATTATTGCTGAAAAACTTGAACGTGTTGCACGAGGAGAACTCAAGCGGCTTATAATTAATATGCCCCCTCGTCATTCGAAGTCAGAATTTGCAAGTTACTTGATGCCTGCTTGGTTCTTGGGCAGGAATCCGAAGCTCAAGATTATTCAAGCTACGCACAATACGGAGCTTGCGGTACGTTTTGGACGTAAGGTTCGTGATTTGATTGACGATCCGGCGTACAAAGAGGTGTTTCCTAATACGAATTTGAAGGAGGACAACAAAGGTGCGGGTAAATGGCAGACTGACAAGGGTGGTGAATACTTTGCTGCGGGTGTTGGAGCGGCTGTTACGGGGCGTGGTGCGGACCTCTTTATCATTGACGACCCTCATTCGGAACAAGATGCGCTGAGTGAGAGCGCGTTTGACAACGCGTATGAGTGGTACACCTCTGGTCCCCGACAGCGTTTACAACCTGGTGGTGCAATTATCCTAGTTATGACACGCTGGGGTAAGAAGGATTTGACCGGACGGTTAATTCAGTCGCAATCGGGCGACGTTATGGCGGATCAGTGGGAGGTTGTGGAGTTTCCGGCTATCTTGCCGAGTGACAAGCCTCTTTGGCCTGAGTTTTGGGAGAAGGCTGCGCTGCTTTCGATCAAGGCATCTTTGCCTGTGGGCAAGTGGAATGCGCAGTGGCAGCAGCAACCGACGGCATCGGAAGCTGCGATTATCAAACGTGAGTGGTGGCAAGACTGGGAGAAGGAAAAGATCCCGAGGCTTGACTATATTATACAGGCATATGACACGGCGTTTTCGAAAAAGGAGACGGCGGACTATTCGGCTATTACGACGTGGGGCATTTTCAAGCCTGAAGAGGGTGGACCTGACCATGTTATATTGATGGACGCTCGACGAGGGCGTTGGAACTTCCCTGAACTCAAGGAGATAGCCTATGAAGAGCACGAATACTGGGAGCCGGACATGGTGTTGGTCGAAGCGAAAGCGACGGGTACACCACTTATTGACGAGTTGCGGCTTCGTGGTATTCCAGCCTTGGGCTTCTCACCAGGTAAAGGAAATGATAAGGTAACGAGGATGCACATGGTTGCGCCTTTGTTTGAAGCGGGAATGGTGTGGGCACCTATGCACGAAAAGTTTGCTGACGAGGTCGTTGAGGAAGTAGTTTCATTTCCTAATGGCGATCATGACGACTTTTGTGATAGTATGACTTTAGCACTGATGCGTTTTCGTCAGGGTGGATTTATTTCACTGCTTGGAGAAAACGAGGACGATATGGAATGGAGGCCCCGTAGGAGGGAGTATTACTGATGGCAAGAGCACCAAACATGGTTGATTCGGGGCTGGATCTCGACGACACAATGGGATTACCCGATGTGGAGATTCCAATAGACGCGCCCATGGAATTTCCTGGTGGTGCAGAGGTTATTGACGACGGACAGGGGGGCGCGATTATACAGGCTCTTGCTGACGCGCAAAACATGCCAACACAAGAAGAACTTATTCCGTTCGATGCAAACCTTGCTGAGTTTTTGGATGACGGCACCTTGGGGGAGTTGTCGAGTGAGCTTAGAAGTTTGTACGAAGAAGACCTGGATTCTCGTTCAGAGTGGGAAGAAACGTATGTGCATGGTCTAGATCTTTTAGGGATCAAAACTGAGGAGCGCACGACTCCGTTTGAAGGAGCGAGTGGCATTACCCATCCGATGGTTGCGGAGAGTGTGACACAGTTCCAAGCGCAGGCGTACAAGGAATTGCTGCCGTCGGGTGGTCCAGTTCGCACTGGGGTACTTGGGGCCAAGACGCCTGAAAGGGAAGCGCAAGCCTCTCGTGTCAAGAACTTTATGAACTATCAGATTACGGAAGTTATGGAAGAGTACGATCCGGACATGGATCAGTTGCTGTACTATCTTCCATTGAGTGGTTCTACGTTTAAGAAAGTATATTTTGATCCGACGAAACAACGTGCGGTGTCGAAGTTTATTCCTGCGCAGGATTTGGTTGTACCGTATTCGGCGTCTGACTTGATGACGGCAAACCGTGTAACGCATGTTCTTCGTATGGATGAGAACGATGTGCGTAAGATGCAGGTCATGGGTATGTACCGTGACGTGGACTTACAGACATCGACAGATTTGCAAGAAGACCCTGTCAAGCAAAAAGTTAACGAACTAGAGGGTTTGTCAAAGAACTACAGCGACGATGTGTTGACGGTTCTGGAGATGCATGCCGATCTGGATATCGAGGGCTTTGAAGATTTGGACCCGATGACTGGAGAGCCTACGGGCGTGAAGCTGCCTTACATTGTTACGATTGACCAGACGTCGGGTGAAATATTGGCTATTCGCCGTAACTATGCGCCTGATGATATGCTCAAGCGCAAGCGTCAGTATTTTGTGCACTACAAGTTTACACCTGGTTTGGGTTTTTACGGATTTGGTTTGATCCACATGATTGGTGGTTTGGGCCGTGCCGCGACGAGTTTGTTGCGCCAGTTGATCGATGCCGGAACTCTAGCCAACCTTCCCGCTGGATTTAAGGCCCGTGGAGTGCGGGTACGCAACGACGATGAGCCGTTACAGCCAGGGGAGTTTAGGGACATTGACGCGCCTGGTGGGAGCATCAGAGACGCTATTGTGCCTTTGCCGTACAAGGAGCCGTCAGGAACCTTGGCGCAATTGTTGGGTGGATTGGTTAACGACGGACGTAGATTTGTTTCGTTAGCTGACCAGCAGATGTCGGACATGAATCAGGAAACGCCAGTGGGGACTACGGTTGCCATGTTGGAGCGTGGAATGAAGGTGATGTCTGCAATTCACAAAAGACTGCACTACGCGCAGAAGTCTGAGTTTAGGCTTTTGGCGCGTATCTTTGCGGAAAACCTACCACCAGTTTACCCCTATGAGGTGGCGGGTGCTCCTTCTGAAGTGAAGGCGCAAGACTTTGACGCTCGGATTGACGTTCTCCCAGTCTCAGATCCGAATATTTTCTCTATGTCGCAGCGCATCACGTTGGCCCAGACACAACTTCAACTGGCTCAATCGAACCCCCAGATGCACAACCTTCACGCGGCGTATCGTAGAATGTATCAAGCGTTAGAGGTGCAGAATATTGATGAGATCTTACCTCCGCCCCCACCGCCTCCTCAACCTATGGATCCGGCGGTAGAGAATGGAAGGTTAATCAATGGTCAGGCTCCGCAGCCGTTTCCCCAGCAGGATCATGATGCACACATTCAAGCGCATTTGGCGTTGCTTGAGTTATCTATATTGCAGAATGCGCCTCCTGTTTTGGCGGCGCTGTTTAGTCATGTGTTGCAGCATGTGAGCATGAAGGCTCGTGAGATGGTGGATGCAGAAATAGCGGCTCTGAACGAAGAGCAGGGCATGAACCAGCAATCACAGCAAGAACAAATGCAGCAGATTCAGTTGCTGGCGCAGACGGGTGCTTTAGATCCAGTGTCGGCGCAGCAAATGATGATGCAGGTACAACAAAACGCACCAGTTCAGTTGCAAACGCAGTTTAGCCCAGAACAGGTAGAGGCACGGGTTGCACAAATAGAGGCAGAGCTTATCAAAGAGCTTACGCCGTTGATGACGTATAAAGGTCAGGACGCTTCTGAGCAGGATCCGTTGGTTGATATTCGTATGAAAGAGCTATCGATCAAGGAGATGGAGGCAAACCACAAAGCTGCCTTGGATCAGGCTAAGTTGGAGCTTGAGGGCATGAAGGTGGAACAACGTGCGGTTACGGATGCGGCTCGTATGGAGTTGCAGGAGCAGATTGCGGATGAGCGCAATGAGGTGAACCGTGAACGCATTGATGTGCAACGTCAAGCTGTGGAGCAACGAAATGCCGCTCAAAGAAGGTAGTTCTGACAAAGTCGTCAGTCAAAACATAAAAACGGAGATGGCTGCGGGTAAGCCGCAGAAGCAGGCAGTAGCCATCGCCTTAGACAAAGCGGGTCGGAGCAAGTACGCCGATGGTGGTTTTGTCAACAAACGGTTCAGCCCCATCGCTAGGCCGCAGAGGTTCGCCGGAGAGTTTTGATGTGCGTCCTCGTGTTCGTAGCACACGGACACATGTGGATAAACGGTTACGGAAGCTGGTTCTATAAAGCCTGCTACTATGACTGCGGGTCGAAACGCTTCGGATATTATGATAGGATCTATCGTGTAGATCCTGATTATGTATGTCCTGTGAGGTTTCGAATAGATGATTGATCCTATTACCGCTGTTGGTATCGCCACCTCGGCATTCAACGCGATCAAAAAAGGCATTGCCGTAGGCCGTGATCTCCAAGACATGACAGGGCAACTTTCCCAGTGGGGCAAGGCGTTCTCTGACTTTAATTACGCTGAAGAAAAAAGTAAGAACCCTCCTTGGTATTCCTTTAAAGGTTCTGACGAAGAAACTGCCCTGCAAATCTTTGCGCAGAAAAAGAAGATGGAGAACATGCGCAATGAAATAAAGGCGTTTATCTCTTGGAACTACGGCCCGAGCGCATGGGAAGAGGTACTGGCGATTGAAGCTCGGATGCGTAAGCAACGCAAGGAGGAACTTTATCGTAAGGAGGAGTTAAAACGCAAGATTATCGAATGGACGGTTGGAATATTTGCGGCGTTGGTTGGATTAGTGACTATGGGTTTTGTGCTGTGGTTAATTGGTAAAGGTCAAGGTCGATGGTAAATGCGACTGGTGCAAACAGGTAGGATGCGGTGGATAGTGTACGATGAGCGCGGCAAGATTGTGATTATAACGCATCATCGTAGGATAGCGGAATGGGTAATAGAAAGAGGCGGCTGTGACTGATGGACTGACAGGCGTAGGTAATATGCCGTTCAATGAGGTTATGATGGCTCGTGAGCGCATTGAAAACCATCAGGCGCAACAGCAGGTACAGAAAGAGCATTTACGCGCTCACAAGCTCTCTAAGGTGCTGGAACGGCAGCAGCTTGATTTAATGCTCAGTTATGATAAGTTTGGTAAAGCTAATAGCGGCTTAAAGCCGCAGGGTAGTATCATAGATATGGAGGTCTAAATGACTGTAGCTATGGAAAAGATTTTAGCTTGGAAGATAATGCCGCGCCTGATGATGCTCGTTATGACTATAATGTATGTCCGTGTAATCGAGTGGTTTATGACTTTACCGCAAGACGCTGTAAGCACGCAAGCAACGGCTCTCACTGCAACCGTAACGGGAGCGATGACAGGAGCCTTCGCCGTGTGGTTGGGGAGTGAGCGCGAATGATGACGCTTTTAGGAAGCCTTCTCGGATTTGGCACTTCTTTTTTGCCAGAGGTCCTTAATTACTTTAGGGCAAATCAACAACACAAGCACGATTTGGAAAAAATGCAGGTCGAGATGGACCTGATGTCAAAACGTGCAGAACTTAAATTAAACATGATGGACAAGGAAGCCGACATCAAAGAGGCGGAAGGGTTGTATAGGCATGATAGCATTGATGCGGGAGGCTTTATCAACGCACTACGCGGAAGTGTGCGCCCTGTTATCACTTATTGTTTTTTTGCTCTTTTCGTTGCCATCAAAATAACGGCTTTGTTTGCTCTTATGGAGACAGGACATGACTTAGGTAGGTCCTTATCTATCCTTTGGGATAGTGAAACTTCTGCATTATTTGCGGCTATAATGAGTTTTTGGTTTGGAAACAGGGCCTTATCAAAATATATGAAGGTAAAATCATGACTTTTAAACTAAGTAGACGCAGCCTTGATAGGCTGGAAGGCATTGATGATAGGCTGCAATCAGTCGTTAAAATGGCTATCACGCTCACGAATACCGATTTCGGTGTGGTGCAGGGGATGAGAACTATTGAACAACAGAAGGAATTAGTTGCTAAAGGTGCCAGTAAAACGATGAAGTCTAAGCACCTTGAAGGTAAGGCTTTCGACATTATGGCTTTTGTGAACGGACGGGCAAGTTGGGAACTTAATTTGTACGATGACCTAGCCGATGCTATCAAAGAAGCGGCTACCGTTATAGACGTTCCCATTTGTTGGGGGGCGGCTTGGGGAACTGCTGATATGCCGTATCCTATGGACATCCGTAAGTGGGATGGCTCTATGGAAGAGGCAATGAATGCGTATATTGATTTGCGCAGATCACAGGGACGTCGTCCATTTATCGATGGCCCTCATTTTGAACTTATAGGATAGGAGTACGGCATGGCTAAGAGTGGGCGCAACGCTAGACCAGCAGAAGCTCTAAAGGGCAAACGTGAACGTCAATTACGTGAGATGCCCACGGATATTGAGAACATCATATCTAAAGTTGTAGGTCAGGATAGTTACAACCCTACAGCGGACATGGAAGACAGCGTTTTGGATAAAATCAAAAACAGGATAGATTTTAGACAAGGGACACGACAAGGTCGTAATGTTGGTCGTGGTACGATGGAGTTTTCTATGGGTGGTGACGTGCGATACAACTCTAACCGAGGAAAGACGTTCTAATGCCTACAATTATGATAAGTATTATGCCGGATGGTATTCCGGTAGATAAAATGCAGGACAGTGACGACGGTGGTCCAAGCTGCCCTTTGGCTACGCAAGATGCTGAAATTAACATGGAGGCACAAGAGATTGCTGTCATGGATGCTAACTACCGAGATCCCTCATCGGACGGTGGATTTAAGCTGACAGAAGTCTGCGGCAATTGTGGTGCATACAACCAAACGGATGATATGCTAGAGTGTATTGGTGATGAATCTGGCGATTTAGGGTACTGTCAAATGTACAAATTTATGTGTCAATCAGATCATACCTGCGATGATTGGGTAAAGGGTGGCCCAATTAAATCAATGGCAGAAGGCATGGAGCACGATATTCTTTAATGGACCTTGTTGCTTTTTCGACATATATGTATAAGCTACTACAGGAGCGCGAACAAGATATTGCAAGTGCTCTTGCACATGATGCTGCCAAAGACTGGGAGCAGTACAAACTCATGGTAGGTGAGATACGGGGCCTGACCTACGCTCGTGAGGAAATCAAAGCCCTGCTGGAGAGACACGCAGACGATGTCGAAGACCTTATATCTTCCTGAACATGTCGCGCAGAAAATGAATAAAGAAAAAGAAGCCGCGAAAGCGGAGTCTTCTTCCGTAGACAGCGCGTATGTAAACGCGCAGGATCGAGTTCTAGATCCTGCTCTTTTAGACAAACCTTTACTTGAACGTCTCCCGCAACCGACAGGTTGGCGGGTTTTAGTTATGCCTTATCAAGGCGCATCTAAGACTCAGGGCGGTATATACATACCGGACGAGGTACGGGACCGAGAAGCGGTAGCAACGGTTGTTGCATACGTTTTGAAGGTTGGACCTTTGGCTTATCAAGATCCAGACAAGTTTGGTAAGAAAGCTGAACCTTGGTGTAAAGAGGGCCAGTGGGTATGTATTGGTCGATATTCTGGGTCACGATTCAAGATTGATGGTGGAGAGGTTCGTATAATCAATGACGACGAGGTTATTGCTACGATCCATGAGCCTAACGACATCAAGCATGTTTAGGAGAAACTAATGGCGGAAGAACAAGAAGTCCTTGAGAATGAAGACGAGGGCGTAGAAGTTGAGGTAGACGCTCCTGAAGAGGAGACGAACGAAGAGCAAGCTGCGGAGTCTGATTCTGACGAACTTGATAGTTATAGCCAAAAGGTGCAAAGCCGCATCAAGAAGCTGACTGAAAAGTATCGTAAAGAAGAGCGGGATCGTGAGGAAGCTGTGCGTATGGCGCAACAGCTTTTGAATGAGAACACTCAGCTAAAGACTCGCATGCAGAACTTAGACAAAGGGTATCTGGCAGAGTATAGCACTCGGTTGGAAACTCAGATGGCTGCGGCGAAGAAGCTCTATCGTGAAGCCTATGACGGTGGCGACACGGAGAAAATGCTGGAAGCTCAAGAGGCTCTGTCTAAGATGTCGATTGAGCAAGAAAGGTTACGCTTGGCAAAGCAGCGTTCTGAACGTGCCGCACTGCCAGGACAGCAACTTCAACAACAGTTACAACCTCAACCTCAACAACAGCCTCAACCCAAACCGGATCCTAAAGCTCAGAAATGGGCAGAGAAAAACGAGTGGTTTGGCTCTGATGAGGTTATGACATACGCAGCATTTGGTATACACCGCAAGTTGGTCGAAGAAGAAGGAATTGACCCAGCAAGCGATGAATACTATACTGAAGTTGATCGTCGGATGCGTTCGGAGTTTCCGCACAAGTTCCAGACGAAGAAATCGAGCGGAGCACAGGTCGCACCTGCTGGCGCTTCGGCTACTCGCAGTACAGCAAAACAGGGGCGCAGGTCGGTTAAACTGTCACCGTCACAAATAGCGATGGCGAAACGTCTAAACGTACCGCTAGAAGAATATGCTAAATATGTGAAGGAGTAACAGATGACTGACAAAAGATCCCCGCGCTCTAGCGCAACCCGCGAAAAAGAAACGCGCAGAAAACCATGGGCACCGCCCAGTCACCTTGAAGCACCACCCGCACCTGATGGGTTTGTGCATCGTTGGATACGAGTTGCAATGCGTGGCGAGGAAGACAAAATGAATGTCAACGCCAAGCTACGTGAAGGATGGGAACCTGTCCGCAAAGATGAGTATCCAGACTATGAAGCTCCAACTATTGACGATGGTCGGTATGAGGGAGTGATTGGACAAGGTGGTCTGATGTTGTGCCGTATACCTGTTGAAACGGTGGCAGAACGAACTGCATATTACGGGGGCAGAACCCGCGAACAAATGACCGCTGTAGATCAGGACCTTATGAAGGAACAACATCCTTCGATGCCTATTAGTAATAATAGGCAAAGTCGTGTAACCTTCGGAGGCCGTGAACGCGACTCCGGATAAATTTAGAGGATTGCTACTATGGCAAACACTAACGGTGCATTCGGACTTCGTCCGATTGGCGTAGTCGGTCAGGCTGCGAACACCACAGGTGCGACCGAGTATCGTATCGCCTCTGGGAACACTAACGCGATTTACCAAGGTTCACCCGTAATCCCGCTGTCAACAGGCTTTATTGATATTGTTGGCGCGGCTGCTGGTGGAACTGTAGGTCTTGTAGGTGTTTTCGGTGGGTGCGAATACGTTTCGTCCACTACTGGTGAGAAAGTATTTTCTAACTACTGGCCTGGTTCTGGCGCGGATTCAAACCATCCCGTCAAAGCCTTCGTGTATGACAACCCGATGCAGACATTTGTTATCTGTTCAGACGCTTCATTGACTAGCGAAGCAACTGCGCGTGGACATGTGTTTGCAAACGCGAACTTTGCAGCGGGTACTTCTGGTTCAACGACCACGGGTATTTCATCTGCTAAGTTGGGTGTTAGCACAATCGCCACCACTGCTGCATTGCACTTGCGTATCATCGGCATCCAAGATGACCCTGAGAACCAAGACTTTACAGCCGCTGGTATCCCACTAATTGTTCGACTGAATAACAGCTTCAACTCACCGAATGGTGCGATTGTTGCTGGTACTCCTTCGACTACAGGCGTATAAGGAGACTAACTTATGGCTATCTCTCGCGCACAACTAGCGAAAGAGTTGGAACCAGGTCTCAACGCCCTGTTCGGTATGGAGTACAATCGGTACGAAAACCAACATGCAGAGATCTATACAACAGAATCTTCTGACCGAGCATTCGAAGAAGAGGTGATGTTGAGTGGTTTCGGAGCAGCGCCAACCAAATCGGAAGGTTCTGCTGTAAACTTTGACGACGCAAACGAAGCATACACTGCTCGTTACAACCACGAGACAATTGCGTTGGCGTTCTCGATCACAGAAGAGGCTATCGAAGATAACCTTTATGATCGTTTGGGCTCACGTTATACTCGTGCGTTGGCACGTTCTATGGCACACACAAAGCAAGTTAAGGCCGCTGCGGTTCTTAACAACGCATTTACTGCTGGCGCATCTGCTGGTGGTGACGGCGTTGCATTGTGTGACGCGTCTCACCCGCTTACAAACGGTGGTACATTTGCCAACGAACCAACAACTGCTGCGGATTTGAACGAGACATCTCTTGAAGATGCCCTTATCAACATCGCAGGTTTTGTTGACGAGCGTGGTCTAAAAGTTGCACTACGCGGCATGAAGCTCGTAATTCCACGTCAGCTTCAGTTCGTTGCAGAGCGTCTGATGGTGTCTAACCTTCGTGTTGGCACAGCGGACAACGATGTAAACGCAATCCGTTCAATGGGAATGTTGCCTGAAGGTTATGCCGTCAACGACTTCCTAACGGACCCAGATGCGTTCTTCGTTAAAACTGACGCGCCTCGTGGCTTTGTCCACTTCGAGCGGACTCCATTGTCTACAAACATGGAAGCCGACTTCGACACTGGCAACATGCGCTTTAAAGCTCGTGAACGCTACAGCTTCGGATTCTCAGATCCGCGCTGCGTTTTTGGTTCACCTGGGGCGTAAAGTGTGATATATTGAGGCAGGTATTGAATTACCTCCTCCCTGTTAGACTGGGCCACTTCGGTGGCCCTTTCTTTTTGTTTTATTTCATGTATAGTATTTGTATCCCTGACAGCTACATGGTGTGGCTGACACTAGCCAAGACAGGAGATACCCATGGCTAACACAACTTTTAGCGGTCCAGTACGCTCAAAAGGCGGATTCAAAGAAATTGATGAAAACGCTACAACTGGTGCAATCACAGAGAACATCTCAATCACACACGATGGAACAAACAGCGTTGTGATTATTAAAGACCTGCCAACGTCTGACCCATCTGTCGCAGGACAAGTCTGGAGTAACTCAGGTGTCTTGACTGTCTCCGCAGGATAAGGAGATAGATCATGGCTGGTCCAGTCAGTGCATATAATTGGGTTCAAGGAACGGCGGCTGCGGTTGTCGGTCCATCTCGTTCTCGTTTACGGCAGGTTGTAATTTACGGTGCGGCTGCGGGTGCGTTCACGTTGAAAAACGGTGGCGCAAGCGGTGATACTTTGCTTACGCAAACAT